TGCTAAAGGGTTAAACCTTTCGCTTAACATCTCCTGTTGCGGGAACTATCCCGCGTATGGTATCACTACCATACCCACCCGGTTCGTAATCGTAGGTTCCGGGGCCTACCGCTCGACTCCCAGTCGACTGAGTTATCGTTTCCGATATTGCTCATCGACTTAAAGAGGCACGCGATGTATTGCTGATCCGGCGTGTAATAGTTCACACGCTTCTCAGGAGGGCATAATGCCTCCCTGGGTTCAGTCACCATTTCAAACCATGGTGAATTACTGTCCTTCTCCTTAACAGGAGAAACGGTGACAGTAAAACTCTCAAACCTATGGAGTTTTGAATTCCAACGGTCATAAGAGTCATGCATCACGCTGTAGAAGAAGCAACCACGATCAGAGACTAAAGAGTCCTCATCAATGTTGAAGTTGCGCCGATAAGCTATACGAGGATAAGCAGAAATGCCTTTCCTCAGCCTTCTCGGTTTAACAACCTCACGAAGCTTCTTATCTACAAAGCTCCTAACTTCAAAACAGGTTTTCCACAAGCCTTGCGAGTAAAATTGATTACTCGTTTGGACAAGTGAAGCCAAGACGTTAGGATCGAACGCGTCATCGATGGCAGTAGGGTGAACACGCAGGTAAACGGGTTTGACCGGATAACCTTTGTAGTAATCACCCCCACAGCTTTCTCGGAAATAAGAAGCCGAAAAGCTTTTGCCTCTATTAACTTGAAGTCCATAAGACTCAAGCTTATCGATGACGAAACTGAGCAGTTGTACAGGGACAATCAAATCGTCCCCATACACGTCAACCAACCGCGAAAACATGCGAATTGATTGACTGGTGGGCCGTATGGACCTGGCATCGTGCATTGCTGCTAAGATAAGGCAGTAAAACACAAATGACTCGATCGGGAAGCAAGTTGCTGACCCCATCGAACAGAACTTCTCAAGAGTAAGAGTTGTTCCATCAGGAAGGAGAGCCTTCGACGTGCGGCAGGCATACAAATAATTGTATATCTGTTCACCACCGAAAATATACTTGACCAGTTCTAGGGAAACCCTATCGCTGGCTTCGGATAAATCGATGGTAGCACGGTTCTTCTTCAAAGACTCGACTTGTGCCGACCGCATATTATGGACTTGATCAGAAAATCTGATTGACCCCCTCGTTAGAGGGTGCGTTTGGATCCGATCCACCATGTATTGCATCATTGACTGTTGCATATACATCATGTGGGAAGGTTCTACTGCAATAATACGCGGAGTCTTTAGAGTCTTAGGCACGGCAACCACCCTCACGGGTGGCTCTGCGGCTTCAGACAATAGACTCAGTTCTCTAAGCCTTTTCCAGTGTCCCGCGTTTGGGACCGCATGGTAAGAACTTGGGAACCAGGGCTCTGCACGGATGGGCCAATACCGTATAAGACTACGTTCGGATGAACTAAGTCTTTCTGCGGTAGCGCCTGGACCGTGACGACAGCGAAGTCCTTGCTGGGATATGTCACTAAAAAGTGACCCAACAAGAATATCAGCGACAGCACGAAGAGTAGAATCCTCGTGACCGTTTCTGAACTTTTCGTTGACATCTTTGAGCTCCATGTCGGTGAGCACGTATTTATGAAAGGCGGCTTCGGTCCTCTGCTTAGTGCAAGGGACTTCGGCTTTCTTCATAAACCTAGTGATTTGACGAACTGCAAACAGTACGTCAGGATCAAAGTGCTCCATGAGTACACCACACGGCGTGAACATCCTGCTAGTGAAACCTGATAGAAATTTCGGGAGACACCCATTCTTCTTTCTAGCGAAAGCCGGAAAGTCGTCTGGAGTAGCAGACCCTCTTTCTAGGGCTCTTTCGATCCCATCACAGAAAGAAGGTAAGGTTATCGTTAAAAACGATAATCCTTCATGCTCGTACCTAGACCATATGTATTTTTGGTCTAGTCCAGCGCTCAGTGATAGCTGATCTGCTAGTTCATCTAGCAGCGTCGCTAAGAAGCGTGGTCGGTCATTCATATCCAATCCTTTCGAGGTTAAGGTAATGGAAACCGTGTAATGTATAGTTGGAGGTGTTAAGATAACACCATCACGAAGCTAGTTGCAATAACTGACTCCGCGCCGAGTAAAGTCTCAAAAGACTTAATACTCACCAACCAGGATCCTATTCATCCGCGTATCATCGCAGATGGCTATAATCGCATCCTTCAAGATGTCGATTTCCGGGTCGGTGAAACCATACTTGGGTTCATCGATAAAGAGGCCTACGGAAACAGATTGTACGGATTTAACCCCAGTGATGGGGTCCGTAATAATCGCTTCCTTGCCCAACCGGACTTCACGCCGAAAGCGTGCCTTCGTCTGATTCTGCTTTTGTGTAAGTGTATAGACACCTGCGTTGTCTTTATAGACAGCTTCAGTATCTGTTACTTTCACGCGAGCAAAACTCGTCGAGACAGCATTGACGTTGAAGACTTGAGGATCACCAAACATTACAAACTTCCTTTTCGTGACGTCTCACGACGTGAGATAATGAACGTAGAAGGATTTCCACGCCCAATTCAATACTTTCCCCTTGAAGAGGGCAAAGCAGACATACCCAAAGCACCTAAAATACTTAGTTGCTTACCGGATAAACTGCCCAACCCAGAAAACGAGGGGCCAAATGGATCCACGATTGTACGTTCCTTAGTACTGGAAACGATACGAGTAGTCGCGGAAGCTGATTCAGTTCCACCACCGAACTTGTTAAAGAGTCCTGTGGAGACGCGTTTGTAAATGACCTGCTTCTTCTGCATAAGAAAAGCATAGTCAGCGGCAAGATTTTCCGCCAAACCGTCATCAAGGTTACTAATTATGTGACCTATGTTGGAAAAGTAATCAACCAGCCATGTCCAGGGAATAGCATTCCACACCGTAGCTGGTGAGGGAGTTCCGGCAATAATACGAAAGTACATTGCCTTCTTCCATCGCCAATCACGGTTACCACCGGGTAGGTGGTAGCGGAATTGTCCAGAAAACCATACGTCTTGGCTCCACGTCAACGTATCCTCATAAGAGGGCACGCCAGC